ATACTACAAAGTATCCAACAGAATCTAGTGGTCAACCAAACCATTATTGTTTTAATGGTATAGATACTTCTGGTAATTTAAAAGTAGATTTATCACCTGTACCTACAGCAGCAGAAACAATATCTTTTGATATAGTTAAGTATCAAGACAGTTTGACACTAGCAGCAACAACACTTAAGATACCTGCTCAACCAGTAATACTTGGAGCTTGGGCTCGTGCTCTAGCAGAACGAGGAGAAGACGGTGGAACACAATCATCATTAGCTGCAGAAGAAGCAGCAGCTTCATTAAGGCAGGCTATTATAATAGATGGTGGTCACAATAGATATGAACAAGACTGGTATGTTCTCTAATGGCTAAACAACTTATAGCACAGCCTCTACCAAACTTTGGTGTTAACGGATTAAATACACAAAGCAATCCTAATTCATTAGACCCTTCTTACCTTACATCAGCAGACAATATAGTATTAAGGGAGTCAGGAAGGATATCATTCCGTAAAGGATTAAAACAAAAAGTTGTGCCTAGCGGTACAGCTATTAATTCTATTGTAGAACACAATGACCAAGGCACTAATAAAATCTTTGCTAGTCACGGCACTAGCATCTACACTATTGACTTTACTTCACCTGATGCTGCGTTTCCTAGCAGTGGCGCAGATGTAAAACATACAGTAGGAAGCACAACAGGAGATTGGCAGTTTATAAATTTTAATGAAAGACTTACTTGCATACACACAGGAGTTGTACCTCAAAGATACAACGGTGCAGCAGGTTCAGGCTCTAAATGGGCAGCTTTTGATAATGCTACTAGACCAGCTTCAGTAACAACAGCAGAGTTTAAGCCTAGTTGTGGTTCAGCAGCTTATGGTCGTATGTGGGTTGGAGGTGTAGAAGAAGAGAAAGATGTCTTACATTATTCTGCTCTGTTAGACGCTGACGATTTTACTACTGGTAATGGCGGTGGTTCTATAGACCTAAAGAAAGTTTGGGACAAAGATGACATTGTTGCTATTGCTCCGTTTTACGGACAGCTTGCAGTATTTGGTAAGAACAACATAGCTATATATGAAAGTCCTGATGTAATAGGAAGCATTAAACTTAATGAAGTAATTAGAGGAATAGGCTGTATATCTAGAGATAGCGTACAAGCTATAGGTGATGACTTAGTATTTTTGTCTAACACAGGTCTTAGGTCATTAGCTCGTACATCAGAAAAAGATAAAGTACCTTTAACTGATATAAGTAAAAATATTAAAGACACACTAATAAGAAACATTAGTGCTAGTGATTTAACAGATGTCAAAAGTGTTTATGTAGAAAACGAAGGTATATACATACTATCATTTACAGACAAAAATATTAATTATGTGTTTGACTTTAAACACTTTACTCCTAACGGTGAGCCTAGGATAACTACTTGGTCTTTTGATAATGACAGAGAACCTACAAGTATGTGTTATACAGAAACTTATGGTTATCTTACAGGACAAAAAGACGGAGGTATAGCAGGATATGAAGGTTATTTTGATACGGATTTGGCTTGGGTCGGCTCCGCTGCTTCTTACACTAACAGTGGGATTACTGCTGATGTCTCTAGCATATGGATACCTTTAAGCCAAGGAATGATTGCGTCTTTATTAAAGAAAATGGTTTTGGTTTTAGAAGGAGGCTCTGGAGCTACTCTGGGTTTAAGGTGGTATAAAGATTTTAGTCCTAGCTCATCTTCTACTACCTCAATTAATTTGCGTCCTGCTACTACTAGCACTACTGCTTTGTGGGGAGCTGCCTCTTCTTTATATGGAGATGTTAAGTACACACCTATTTATGGATTACAAGAATATATGACTCCATTAACAGGAAGTGCTAAAACATTAAAACTTAATATGTCTATAGTTAGTAATGGCTATAATGCTTCAATACAAGATTTATCAATTTTACATTTACAAGGGAAAATACGATGAGTGATTATACTTTAGCAGTCAATTGGTCAGGAAAAGATGCTCTCTCAGATAGTGATGCTGCGAAAGTTATATCGGGTACTGATTTTAATACTGAATTTACAACAATAAGAACAGCAGTTAATTCTAAAGCTGACACTAATGGTGACAGTGGTGAAGATTTTGCTATGAATAATGGAACAATAGCAGGTAATGTTACTGCTCCTACACAAACGCAAGGTAATAATACTACTAGATTAGCAACAACAGCTTTTGTTACAACAGCAGTTGCAGCTTTAGATGCAGCAGCAATAAACGCTTTGGTCTATCCAGTAGGTTCTATATACACAACAGTATCAGCAACAGCACCAGCTACTCTTTTAGGTATGGGTACTTGGGCAGCATTTGGTGCAGGTAGAGTCCCAGTAGGTATTGATGCAAGTCAAACAGAGTTTGATGCTTCAGAAGAAACAGGTGGTGCAAAAACACACACATTAACAACTGCAGAACTTCCTGCACATACACACTCATACACTATTAAAACACCGGGAGATGGTGGAAGTCATCAACAAATAAGTGATTCTGTTGGAACTCAAGGACTTAATAATCCTACTGTACTGGCTTCTAGTTCAACAGGTAGTGGCTCAGCACACAATAATTTACAACCATATATCGTAGTGTATATGTGGAAACGCACAGCATAGGAGAATAGAATGGCAGGACCGGCAGGAATGGATGTAACAGGTGGAGGACCCGCAGGATATAGTGCTCCTTCCCCTACTTTTGCAAAAGCAACACCCGGTAAATCGGGAGGGGGAAATTCAACTCTAGGAGGATTGCTAAGTTCTCTTATGGGTTTGGGTGCAAGTAAAAAGCTATCAGGTATTTACCAAGACAATTTAGATTATCAGAAAATGATACAAGACCAAGCCTATTCTCGTTCTCTTCCTAAAGGAGTTAGCGGACCTGCGGGTAAAGTAGTTTTTGATGAAGAGACTGAAGAAATGCTTATGGAGCTTGACCCTGAAATCCAATCAGTTATGGATGGATGGTTAAGAGCTGAAAGAAGAGCAGGTGAAGAGTTAAACGCTTACAATATGGATGAGCGTACTATTAATCAAATTAGTATGTTTGATAAAGCTAACGAGTTTAGAGACAGGCAAGATAGAAATCGTTTAGCCGAACAAAACTATCAAAGAGGTATTGCAGGTACAGGAGCGTTCTATAATAATATGGCTCTTGGAGAACAGGTTAATCAGCGTAGATTACAAGAAGCACTTAAGTCTAGAGAGATGGCAATGGGAGAAAGAAATCTTTTGTCTGCTGAGCAACTAGCTTTTGGTAATGCAGCAATAGATGCTCCAAGAACTTTAATGGCTCAAGCAGATTTAGCAAGAGCTATAGGTCAAGGCTCTCATACAGGAGTTAATGTTGAAGGTGTATCGTTAGGTTCTCTAGCTTTGGCGGATACTGAGGCAGGATTCTACAGTGGAATGATGGGAGGTATGAATAACTATTCTTCTGGTGGAAGTTCTTCTGGTGGTGGTATGTTTGGTGGTATAGTAAACGATTTTGCAAGTTCAATATTTACATAGGATAAATTATGGCAGAGAATGATACAATGTTTAGCAGTGTTTATGACGCAGCTACAGCAGATAACTTATCAATAAAAGATAACGCTACAAGGGCTGCTGCTGCAGGCAGGGGTATGGTAGGTGCTCAAGCCAACGCATTAGCAGGTGGTATGTTTGCTAAAGGTCTTGCTAAAATGGCAGGTCTAAAAACACCTGCTCAAAAGAAAGCAGAAATTATAACAGATGTTCTTAAAGGAACTCAAAATTTAAACAGGGACGACCCTTCAAGTTATAAAAAAATAGCACAAGCATTCTTACAGCGTGGTCTTCCCGGAGAAGCTCAGAAATTTCTAGACAAAGCCAGAGCAATTGAAGTTGAAAATAGAACTTATAAACTTAATCAAGGAACACTAGCAGTTCAACAAGGGACATTAACGCTTGCAGAAAAAACACAACAAGACGATTCTAACTTTATGTGGAAAGGTTTTGAAAATAGTAAGTATGAGTTTGAAACTAATATGTCGTTTAAAGAAAAACAACAAAGTTACCAAGCAGCTCAAGATAGTATCTTAAATAATTTGTCTGCTAGAAGAGTAAGTTTAGACGAAGCTATGGGACAGCTTTCAGAAAACGACCAGAAGTTTAGCCAGAGTCAGACTGCAGCAGATAACGCATTCAGAGATAAGACATATAATTTAGATGCTCTTAGAGCTAAAGCTAACATTGCACTAGGTTGGGCTGAGCACGGATTAGCTGCTGAACAGTACAAGTGGGGCAAGTATGTAGACATCAATGGTATGGCTATTGATAAGAAAAAGCTAGACTTTGAAGTGAAGACTCAAGCAATTATGAACAAACTAGCTAATGAAAACTTGAGTATAGACAAGGCTAAGTTATTGTTAAGCCAGAATGAATTAACTTTTGCTAAAGAAAGAAGTACTATTACAGACACTCAGTGGAATAAAAAATATTCTCTAGAAAAACTTGTTGCTGAAGCTGAAGTAAAGGCTAAAGAAGCAGACACAGCGATGCAACAACTTCAGAACGCGCAGTATCCTAAGAGTGTAGCTCTCGATAAACTCTTGACAGAGTCTCAAATTTCTAGTAACAATACAAAGATAGTAGACAATATTCTGTATGTTAAAGATGCAGACGGCAATAGCTATCATCCTGCTACTAAAGCCGATGGTTCCGTCTTACAAGACCACGAAGAAGCTAAAGAGTTTGGTATGACTGCCGAAGCAAAACGAATGGTAGACTTGGTATGGAAAGAATATGAAAAACTATACTACACTGGTGGCTCTTTATATGAGGATGCTAAATGGACAGTGCCGGAAGAACTACAATACTCTGAAGATAACCCTAACGGTTTAAAATCAGTACCTTCATTCCAAGACTTTGCTAAGATGTCTATAGAAAATGGTGGTCACGGCGGACAGAAGAATGTTGTTATGGCTCTTGAGTCAGCTTATGGCGGTGAAAATAGTTATGAAGCCCACTTGTTTTCAAAGGCTAAATTAAATAGAAAGGCAGATGAAATTGTTCTTGGAGATTCAACAGGCTCGTTTACTATGAAGTTTGATATTGGTAAGATATCAGAAGAACTGAGCTTACCTGCTGAACTACTAAGTGCAGTTAGAGTAGGCACAACAGAGAACCCTAATGCTGATAAAGATACTAATGCTCAAACAATAGCAGAACTACAGCATATGGTAGAGATAAGCACAGGAGATAATAAAGTTGGGTACACTGCAATGCTTACTGATTTTGTTAAAAGTCTAACTCCTGAAACTACTACAACAACAACTAATGAGACTGAAGTAAACGCGAACACGCAAGATTTAGTTCAAGAACAAGTAGTGGAAGAAGCTACTCCAGAAGCTCTTGAAAAAATCTCTGAGCAAAGAACTAATGCTGCTATTAAAGCGACTGGAATTACAGAAGGTTCTTGGCAAGTTAAGAATGGACCTATGAGAGCAGGGGATAATCCTCAGTCAGCAAAATATAAGATGGTTGATGGAGTCAGATACGAATGGAAAGCTAAAGACTCTGGACCTGTTACACTAGGAGCCGTAGCTTCAGACGCATATCAGTCCTTTGCTGATACTTTTAGCGGTGCGGACTCACTGATAGATTCTTTAAATCCTTACAATTAGGAAAATAAATGGCAATCACTGATGCAATGAAAGAGAAGTACGGTATTGGTATATCTTCTTCTCCTTCAAAACAATATACTACTACCGGTGTAAGAACCAACAGAACTAGAGATGATTTTCTTGATGGTCTTGGGTACAAGAGTGCAGAATCAAAAGCTAGACCGGAGTATGGTGAGACTACTCACGCGGACAGGCTGGCTTTTGCATCTCGTATGGGATTTAGCGACAGTTGGAGAGGTATCAAACAACTGCTAGGTTCTGATGAAGAAGAGATGAAGAAAGACCAAGCAAGATTAAACTCTTATCTACAGAACGAGGAGTATGGTGGTTCTATTATGGCTGCTTATACTGCAGGTTTATTCGGAGACCCAGTAGGTTGGTTCCTTCCCGGACTCAAGGCACGCAATGCTTACAAAGCTGCGAAAGCCGGAGCTATTGCAGGAGGTATCGCAGGAGCTACAGGCTATGTAGATGAAGAGAATGGTATGAGTCGTATGAATAATACTCTATTGGGTATAGGTGGAGGTAGTTTATTATCACCTGCATTCTATGGATTCCAAAAGACTATATTACCTGCTGCGAGAAACGGTTATGGTAATGCTCTTAAGGGTATCGAAGATAGTAAGATTATGGGTGACTTAAAAACAATAGCTTCAGGTCCAAAGGGAAGTCTTAGAAACAAAGCAGGTCAATACTTTGTAGAAAACTTTGGTCTTCCAGAGATGTATAAGACTGCTAAAGCAGACAGAAGACTGGATGCAAACAAATGGGCAGGAGATTTTAATGATGTGCTTGAAAGATTTTCAAAGCTAACTCCCGCACAAGATAGAGCACTATATAGATTTATGACTCCTAACTCTGGAGTTAAAATGAGTGAGGCAGAAGAAAGAATACTTACTGCTGACTTAAGAAAGCTAGGTAAAGAAGGTAGAGAAGTTGTAGATAAAATGGGTCAAGAGCTAGTAGACTTAGGTCTATTAGACCCTAAGATATACAAAGCAAACAAAGGTAACTACTTGTATCGTTCTTACGAGAAGACAGGAGACCCTCGCTACCATAAAAACATTATTAGAAATGAACAGAACTTAGGTGTTATAGCATCAGAGTTTGTGCGTAGAGGTAGAGATGTAACCTTTACTAGAGCAGACCTAAAGCCCGGTCAGACTATGGCTGAGCTATCAGCGCAAAAACAAAAAGAAGGGTTTAGATTAATCTCTTCTAATAAAAGAAAGTTAGTTCTTAACAAAGACTTTACTCCTGCTGAAAGAAAGCAGATGGGTGAGATTGTAAGTGGTACATTTGCTTTAGCTAAGACTGGTAAACTTATGTCTAACGATGTGTCTATGTTTAAGTTCTATGACAATGTAGCTAAGATGGGAAACAATGTTGCTATCAGTGCTAAGAATTGGAATCAAAGTTTAGCGTTAAGAGTAGGTAAGGAAGACTGGAAACAGATACCTATGGACAAAGCAAAGGTTGGTGGTAAAGATACTGGAGTACAGAAGTTCGGTAGGCTCGCAGGTCATTATGTTCCGCCAGAAGTATACCAAGATATAACTGTTGCTAGATTAGTAAAAGGATATAAGGATGGTGAGTATGGCGGATTAGCTAGGCTACACCATAAGATGTTACAGTATTGGAAGAGAACTAAAACATCTTTAAACCCTGTGGTACATATGAACAATGTTATGTCTAACTTTGTCTTGTATGATTTAGTTGATGCTAACTACAAACACCTAGCGTCTGCAGGTAGAGACTGGGTTAAGGCTTACAATCCTATTAAAGCTAAGAGAGTTAAGAGTGATGACTTCAGAGAAGCTGAAAAGCTAGGCGTGTTCAACGCTGATATGATGAAGCAAGAACTTACAGACTTTGAGTTTGATACCTATAAAAGATATATGAAAATAGGTAAGCAGGATGATGTTAAGCTACTAGAGAAAACTTGGGAAGAGACTAAGAAGTTTGCAGGTAAGACTCCACTAGATAAATTATATAGTGCAGAGGATAGCTTGTTTCGTTTAGGCTTATACAAAGATAAGAAGACTAAGATGCTTGCCGGAGGTGCAGAGTATGAAACTGCTACCCGTGAAGCTGCGAAGTTCGCACGCAAGTATATGTTAGACTATGAGATAGATGCACCGGCTGTCCAGTTAATGAGAGAATCGGCGATGCCTTTTATATCTTACACTTACAGAGCTGCTCCTATTCTATTTGAAACTGCTATTAAGAGACCGTGGAAGTTTGCTAAGTGGGGTCTAATCTTAAATGCTGCGAATGATTTAAACACAGACGATGTAGAATTTAGAACAGAGCGTAAGAGACAAGAGACTTTAAAGCAAGGCTTTGATGTTCTAGGTATACCGGGAGCTAACACATTAGTTAAGCTACCTAATGATAAGTATCTAGACATAGCGCGGTGGATTCCTGCGGGTGACATAATGCAAACAAAAGACCAAGGCTTTAACATACCTTTTATACCTACACCTTTACAACCATCAGGCGGTGCTATCGGTGGTATAGCTAAAGCAATTACCGGCTTTGATACATTTACTAAGCAGACTAAACCCGGAATAGATTCTGGTTCAGGAGTAGATGAGATAGGTGGTTTAAGAAGCGGTAGGTTAGGGATACTAGCACAAGAGTTCTTACCTATGTACAACCAAGGAGTGAACATATGGGACGCTTGGAGTGCTGGTGGTCAACAACATCCTACTAAAGATGACAGAACATTTAATGAAGCTCTGTTAGGTGGTATAGGTATTAAAGTAAAACAGTATGATGTAGACAAGGCTACACTCAGGGTCAACTATAAGTTTAAGAATAGAATAGATTCTTTAACATCTAAGATTAGACAGATGTCTGCAAACAAGAAAGGTGGTCGTATGAACTCTGAGAAATATAATAAAGAGATAGACAGACTAAAGAAAGAGCTAAAGAAAATTCAACTAGAAGCTAGGGAAGCATTAAAGAAGGTACAATAATATGGCAAAGACTACTACAGAAGCAGTAAGAAATAACGACCTAGTTAAGTTAGGTCAGGAATACTTTGATAAATATGAGAATGCTAGAGCATATCCTGCGAAAGCTATAGGTGCTTTCTTAGGAATAGATGTTGGAAGCCCACAGTCTAAGAGTGCACAAGACTGGATGAAGAATCTAATTCTAGAAAAGATAACAGAATCTGGTATGCTTACTGGTGATGTGAACTATCAAGACTATGACCCTAGAAACCCTACTAAGAGTTTCCCTTCTGAGTCTATGCCCTTCACACAGTATGGTCCCGGAAGTCCGCAGACTATGTATCAGAATACATTAGGTCGAGGTGAGTTTGAAGTTAACCCACAAGGTGGTGCAGTCAACTGGTCTCCGAGGAGTACACAATATGATTTCCCTGTTGGAGGGTTTAACGACATAATAAACAAAGGTGGTGTACTAGGGATGCTAAGCAACAAGATAGTTGGAGGACCTCCTAAACTTCAGCACTATGTACCAGATGTTAAGGTGTCTACTAAAGATATAAGGAAGGCTTACTCTACTGGTATGATGCAAGGAACTAAAGTTGCTAGAGATATATCAAACATAACCAATAAGAAAAAGAATCGTGACACTGGTGTCAAGAATAAAGACAAACCTGCTTCTAATCTTAAGGTAGCTAAAGCTGTAAGCTCTAGGCAACCATCCGCAAAAGCAGGTCGTTTAGATAATCCTTATGCTTAGTGTGTTACTGTTTCTGTGAAAGCCATTAGACAATCATCTATATGTAGATAACCTACTTCTTTGTCTATCCATT